ATAGTACCACTGCGAAGAGCTTCAAATTTTTTACTGCATTCTAGGCAAAGAACAAGCCGCATTTCAGGCCAGTAGAACTTTGGTTTGCTTTGCAGATTGTTGACTTCCATCAAATTATCTGGTTTCCCTGTTAAGCACATTTGGCAGATGCAGTAGGGTTTCCCGGGAGGCGTATAGCGACGCAAAATTTCCCGGCGAGCATAATTTTTATCGAAAAGCTCGGTGGTTCCGTTCTCCTGCTGTATGCAGTCAACGGTTCTTGTCCGTTCCTCTTTGATGATTCTTTGAAGAGGGGCATTATTTATAGAGTTCTGCAGAGCATTTAGATTGCGAATCGGCTCATTCGGAAACTCATCGGGTTCAATGAAATATTCTTGTTTCTGAAGTGCACCGAGATGGTATCTTTCCATTAGATCATTAGAAATCAATTGATGCTCCACACAGCTTTCGAGAATGTTTGCCCCATGCTTAAAATAATCGTCTTGGAGACTTTCGATATCATCCTCTGTTAATCGAGCGGTAATCTTCAAATCATCAAAGTAGACATCACAAAGTTCCTTGGTTCTGACAAATTGAGCAAAACGGCTGCACTCACCTGAACAGCGGCATGAAGGTACTATGCTGCCTGCAAAGTAGTTTTCTGCTTCATTGCATAGATAAATTTGCCCGATACGGATTTCACCGAGTTCGTTTTTAAGTGGAATGAGGCCTTTGTTTTTATCTTGACAAAGTACTTTCTCGCCCCACTTTTTGAAGTCGTTGTTCGATCGATACTCTTTGAGCAAATAAGTGTATAATGCAGATGGAGAATCGAATTGTAAATGTTTCTCCAAATTTTCGCAAAACAGTGATTCTCGGTAGCGCTCATCCATTTGATTCACAGAAATCTGAAATACTTTGAAAATTTCTTCAATATCCCGTCTGGAAATGATTTTCTCGCTCAACACGTAATACTGCGCTGGAGAAATTTCAGCTGTTGGATCGGTATAAATGTTTTTCTCGTCAAATCTTACGTATTGAATTTCGCCGGGAATATCTCCTAGTACAGGGGTGACCGCAGAATTCCGAACTAAAGAGAGAAAGCTTTTTGAAAGAAAAGCTCTCTGCTCATAAAGATAATGCCAGAATTTAATTGCAAAGTCATCATCCATTTGAAATGCAGCGTGGCTCAGTAGAAACGAGGCAATTTCTTCTACAGGTGCTTCCTTGCACCCGAGAGCTTTGAGCTTTGAATCATACTTGACGGTTCGACTTGTATCAATAATCTGGTGTAGAGGCCGTTTCAAAAATGCACTTTTAGAAATGAGATCATACGCTTCTAAAGGGTAAAGGACAACAATATCTTTGGCAGAAACCAGAGGATGAACAGAAGATAACGTCGGGATAATCTTTGATGAAGAGAAAAAAAGAACTGGTTCAGGAAGTTTTTGGTTGTATTCGTTTCTTTCAAATAATTTGAAACTGGTGGTTTCTGCAAATCTGTTTGAGGTCCATTCAAGGCCGAGGTACTGCAGAGTACGTATCTTTAAATCCGGCGCAATTGTTTCCAATAGCTTGCGGTAACCTAAGAAGAGTTGCTGCCAGATTAACGTATTCCACTTGCTTGTCAAAATATCGTCACGAGAGGTTGTTAACTCGAATGGCGCATCAATATAGAGCGGAATATTTAGTTTGACGGTTGTGGGAAGACCACTGTAGATGCAACCTTCCGTATCTTTGGTGGGAAGATAGAAAACGATGTTCTGCTCACGGTCAATGATGCGCTGATGATTAGCACGTTCTAAAAGAAGGTTTTCATCTGTGACGCAAAATTGATAGCGGACCATGCGATAAACATATTTTATGTCATTGAGAAAAATGAGTCGCTGGTTTGGTTCATCTTCAATTCGAATATGAGTTTTTCCAATTCTGATATCTTTTAGTTTTCGAAGGCACAAGCACAGATGCAAAATATTGGACGGCATAAGAAGTTGTGCAGGCAATTCTTTTTCCAAATGAAGGATCATCGTGGTTCCGGTATCGGAGGAATCTCGACCATGAATGATATTGGGAACGGTCGGGTGACCTTTGGTAAGCAAAAAGTGAAAATCACCACTGTGAATTTCTACCTCAGAAGCTATAGAGAACACAGATTTAAAGCCAACGCCTTTTTCGCCGATAGTACACTCACCAGCAAGCTTCTTTTTGGTTGACTCACCAATGGCGGTGATAGCTCGTACGTTAGATTTAGTAAAGCCTTGCTCATTGTATTGGGTTGTGACGGATGTACCTTTGATATCAAGAGAAAATGTTGGAATAACTTGATCAGAGTAAAGACAGTCATCTGCATTTTGAAGAAGCTCGTTCAAAAAGCGATCATTGGAGTTGGTACTTGCATTTTTTAAAAGATCGATATAGTTTTGATATTGTTCTTTTCCGAGCGCAACGCGTTGGGATTCGCGAAGACCCCGAAGTAAACTCAAAAACTCAATATCCGGAAGTTCATTGTTGACATCGTTCAATGTACGAGAAACTTGCCGGTATTTCAGCTGCAATCCAAAGAAACTTTGCTTCTGAGCATGACTGCACAGATCTGAAAGCGCCTCGAGAACATCACCTGATAGAATCAATACATTATCGGCAATTAAAAAATCAGTTGTTTCTAGATTCAGTATAATGCAGCGAAATTGAATTCTATTAAGGTATTCCTGTAAGCTGGATGGAAAACTTTCCAGTTCAAATTCTTCACCGGAAGGATCAATATGCAAAATATTAGCAGTATCAGATGGATTAAATTGAACACGAAGTCCCGCAGGAAAGATTTGGTTTTTCTGGTTTGTACTTTTTCGCTGAAATGCTGCCATGCAGTTTGTATGCTGGAACAGAGTGCACACTTGCGGAACGGATATTACCGCATCTGAAAGGGTAGAAACAAGCGTCTGCCAAGCATTGTCTTTCATCATAAGGTGATCTTCCAGATAGCAGAAGATTTCTTCTGTTGATGCATTTAAATTGAACGCTTGTGAAAAGAGCATGTCACGAACGCGAACGATTTTCTTCATACCGAAGTCTTTGCTTTCGCCCAGGGGATATTGGAAAACTTCAAGTGGAGAATTCAGAAGTCTTGCTGCCAGAAGCGGCTTAGCTACAGGCATTTCTGTCTCAAAAAAGCAAAGCTCTCCTGCAGACTTAAAATTTCCCTGAAGAGATGGAAAAATCTTTTGATGAACAAAGCTCTGACCGGAAAGATCCTGACGATTCAAAGCGTGGGCCTTCTCATTATTCTGGACAAAGAAAGGCTCATTCCTTGCAGGTACATAGTAGGCAATACTACTGCCATAACGAGTGGAGTAATGCTGATACGCGCGATTCAGAAAGTCGGACAGAGAACTACAGCAGTGGACAAACCACTTGTTTTCTCCCTGTGGATCAATATGCTCCCGCGAAGCATCCAGTTTAAATGGAACATGACAGACAAGTGGAACACTCAAACGCATCCCGGTTGGCAGATAGGAGTAAAATGCACCCTGTTTGTTGAGCTTTGGCAGATCTTCCGGATCCGGAAACAGAAGCTGCATATTCAGAAACCGCTCTTCAAACTCAGTTTCCTCGCCATAGCGGGAAACACATTGCTGCCGATTGAATTTTATGGGCATCGTATAGCGGACGCATCGGATGGAATTGTTTAAATTGTATCCTTTCCTAGAAACAATATCTGCGCTGACAACAACCTCTTTTTCAAAGTGAAGATCATGCAGATCGTGCGCCTCTTTTTTTTCGAGGGATTCTCTTTGGGAAACATAAAATTCCAGCGAATCAAATTCATCGGTGAAAAAGCGAAGCTTTGTAAGCTTATTCAGAAAGAGAATAGGATTATTCTGTAAGACGGCATTTGGCCTGCCATACATTCTGGCAATTTTCTGATAGGTGTCCCGAATAACCGCTGGGTCAGCAAATAATGTCAGCTTTGTACCGTCAATTTCTTCATAGCGTTCATCATAAATCGGAATGGGCACGCAGAAGGCATCTCTATCAAGTGCAAACGAAAACTTTCCGCTTTGAATCCATACGCGGTGGGCCACGCCAAAAACGGATTTGAAACCAATTCCTTTTTCACCAATCTGTACTTTTCCAGCTTGAATATTTTTTGCTGCTTCCGCAATTCCGGTAACTGCAAAAATATTAAGCGGTGTAAAACCTGTTTCGTTGTATTTTAGAATGATTCGACCGCTATTCTCACTGAATTTGATCTGTAACGAGGCGTTGAGAGGGTCTTGATAATCACAGTCATCTACATTCTGAATCAACTCGAAAATATAACGCAGACTGTTATCATAAACACCATCCTCACCTGTCGATAGCATAGACGTGAGTTGCTTTATGAAATTTTTTCCATGTAATCTGTCGTTTGCCGCAATAGAAGAACGGAAACTATTAAGTAACTGCAAATAATCCTCATGGTCTTCACGAGTCTGCAATTCGCTGACCGCAGTGTTTTTCAGGCCATCCTGTAGATTTATCAGTATCTTATTGGTAAAGTCTTCATAGTCAAGATGAAGATATGCCGTTTTAAGCTCCTGAAAAGTCAT